AGCATCAAATGGTTTTGCAGTAATTCGATTCCTACCGGTCGTTGACGGTGAGGATGTTCCTTGGGCGCGTGTGTTTAGTCACGGGTTCCAAGGCAAGGGTGGATGGTTCATTGAGAACTGCCCAACGACTCTGGGTAAGAAGTGCCCAGTGTGTGAAGCAAACAATGAACTTTGGAACAGCGGTATTGAGGACGACAAGACTGTTGCGCGTGATCGTAAGCGCAAGTTGAGTTATGTTGCTAATGTGTATGTTGTTTCAGATCCAAAGCATCCCGAGAATGAGGGTAAGGTGTTTCTTTTCAAGTTCGGTAAGAAGATCTTTGATAAGATCATGGAGAAGATTCAACCCGAATTCCCAGATGATTCTCCTGTCAATGTATTTGATTTTTGGCAAGGTGCAAACTTTAAGTTGAAGATTCGCAAGGTTGCGGGTTATATCAACTACGACAAGAGTGAATTTGAAGAGCCAACTCCGCTTCTTGGTGGTGATGATGCAAAGTTGGAAGCACTTTGGAAGAAGCAGTATGCTCTTAAGGAGTTCACGAATCCTGAGAACTTCAAGTCTTATGACGAACTAAAGTCAAAGATGGAATCAGTTCTAAAGGGTGGCACTGAAGGTAAGGCAAAGACTGCTGAGGAAATGGAAGAGATTGAGGATGCAGAACAACGTTTTGGTTCTGGTCCTAAGTCAAAACCCGCCCCAAAGATGCCAGAAAAGAAGTCTAAGATGGAAGACGACGGAGAGGAAGAGGATGCTCTTTCCTACTTTGAGAAGTTGGCCAAGGAAGACTAAAAACTTTATAATTAGGGTGTGATTTGGAGAAGACGGTGTAACAACCGTCTTTTCTTTTTAACTATTAATACCCATTCTGGCACCATGTGCATCAGCAGATAACATAGCATTCAGAACACTTTCAGAAGGTTGACTAAATGGCATACTGGTTTCTACACTACCAGAACCACCGCCGGCAACAGTATTATAGTAATAATTGTTTACTATAGTTGGTTGTGTTGTTTTTTGTTGTGGTAATTGTTGTTGGGGTGAATATTGAGCCAATATATCTGCATCTTCTTTATCATAAATCCAATCAAAACCAGCATCTCTTGTCATAGTATACATTTTAATTTGTTCATCCGATGGTTGATTAGATGATTGCAATTGTGCAGCATCAGATGTCATAGAACTAGACGAAATTGGTGAAGTAATTGGTTCCGGAATAGAAGCAACAGAAGAAGCAAATCCTTCAGGTGTTGGTATGTTTGTTGGAGCTCCAACTGTAGCAGAACTCATCATTGATGCTGCGGGTGAAGTTGCCGCTGTCGATGCAATACCGGATGCTTGTTGTTCTTTTTTACTAATTGCTTCATTATTTTTTTGTATTTCACTTTCAATTTCTTTGGCTTTAGAATTGTCTCCCATATAAAACGATTCAAAAATGTATTCGCCCAAACCCTTAGCAGGCGACCATCCAGTTAACCATTCTGTACCCCAATCTAATGCTCCGATAGTAGAACCAACAACTCCTCCAGCCAATGTTCCAACACCCGGAAAAACTGAACCTAAAATTGCGCCTATTGTTGGATAGCCCAAACTTCTTACAATTTCTACCCAGTGTTCTTTTCCTTGTTGTTCAAATTCCTCATCGGATATTTGTTTTGTTTCACGTTGATTTAGTAGGTTTACAAATTCATTAATAGAATATGCACCAATACCAGCATCTATTAATAAAGATATTGGTCCTAAAAATCTAGAAAGTCCTCTTGAACCCGCTTTTGCTGCTACCTCAGCCCCTTCTGTGGCAACTTTTGCAGCACTTGCGCCTCCTTTTGCTGCTACCTCAGCCCCTTCTGTGGCAACTTTTGCAGCATCTGTGCCCATTTCTGCTGCGATTCCCGTACCAGTATAACGCAAATCTTTGCCAATATTTAACATGTCTTTTACTTTTGATGCAGCAGTTACTGCAACACCGCCAGTTTTTGCCGATGCACCGGCTGCTTTTGCAGTCTTTGCTGCTGCAATTTCCGCCTTAACTGAAGCGGGCACTAATTTATTTAATACTGGTATTTTATTTAATATTGCATATATTGGTTTTAATAATTTTCCAAATTTTGCCAGCAATAATCCACTAATTGCTCCTTTGAGCATATCTCCAAAACCACCAGCATCATTAGATTTACCTGTTAATTTTTTAAGTAAATCTGTAATTTCATCTAATTTTTCAATTAATGCATATTTAAAATCTTCATCTGCTAAACTTTTTTCTCGTCTTGCTTCGGCAGTTTCTCCAAACTGAGGTATGCCTTGTATTTTTTCTGCTGTAATTTTTTGTTGTTTAGGAGAAGTAAATGTAGTTAATTGTTCTACTTTTTTGAATGCATTTATTGCGGCTTGTTGAATAGATTTTATTATTCTTTTTGAAAAATCTATAAAACTTTTAAATAAACCAAATCCCATTTTATCAAATGAACTAAATGTATTATTTGTTATTGTTGATTTATTTACAACATTAGCAAATGGATCGTCAAAACTGTCTCTTTCTCTTTTTGCAATTCTTTTTCTTCTTTGGGATGTTGGGTTATTTCTTGAACTTATTTTTTTAAAAGCAGAAGATAACCCTCCGGTTAAATTCATACCAGCGGTAGCAACTTTATTAAACACCCCAGCCTTTGTTTGACTGGGTGCGCTTTCTTCCATATATTTTGCTGCTAATGTTCCTAAAGTTGACATTATTTTTTACGCTTTCGTGCTGCTTCTTCTCTTTTTTTATTTAGTTCTTCCATGTGTTTAATTAACATATTGATGTAAATTGTTCTTTCCCACGGCATCATGTTTTCCAATTCTGTAAGGCTGTATTTGTGTTCTTGTATCATTATAAAGTTTACTTTATAAAAATTAGCAAGATCTTCACCGGACAGCCCTATCAAAAAAAATCCATGAATTTGTCAATTACTACCTTTACTTTCTTATTTGTATAGGGTGATAATTCTTCTGCTTCATAATAAATGCTTGGCATACTCTCAAAAAACTTGCCTAGTTTTTCATACATTTCTTGTGTAAATTGATCCAAGAATTCTTGCATTTCAGCTTGAGTGTAATCTTTAGCGTCATACACTGTTTCTTTATCGTAAATTTTTTCTATGCAACTTGCCAAAACACTAAATCCGTTTTCCATTAATGTTTTACTTTGATCCATCAATAAAATAGTTTCTACGTTTGGATATTTCATTTGTATTGCTAAATCGCTACCAAACTTTATAAGACTTTCGTGTTTTTGATTTTTCTTAATTGTAACTTTTGATAGATTTATATCAACTTCAAATTTTTTCTTTACTTCAGGATCGGTTACATTAACTTTTATAACTTCACCTATTGATTTTTCTCTTAATTTTAGAAACAAATATTCAACATCAAATGATGGCATTTTTCGTATTTCAAGTTCCTCAAGAACACAATTTGAAATTACTTGCTCCAAAGAATTTAAAATAACTTTGTTATCGGCAGATTCTGCTGCCATTAATAAGATTTTTTCTTCTTTTACTAAAAAAGGTCTATATTTGATTTTTTTACCATTAGATGGTAATGTAGTTTCGTATATTGGTGTGTCAATCTTTGGTAGTGGCATAATTAATCTCCATTATGAATATTCACGGACTTTGTTTTCCTTGTTTGTATTCAAAGTCTTGATATGTAAAAGTTAATGATTGTGTAACGTAACTGTCCCGATCTTCATGAGCGTAGTTTACTGTTCCAATTTCAGTTATAAGTGCTCTATAAAATTCAAATCTAAATTGTTCTGAATTGTTTGCAATAGAATATGAAATAAAATTGAATTGTCCTAGCATTTCATCCAAATAGACAGACGTATAACCCAAAGAAGGTTTTACTAATTCTTCCATGTATAAATTAAGTTGTCTTAATAAAGTTCCTGTTCTATCTACTCTAAAATTAACAGTAATTGTTTGTGCCGGTAATCTTGCATATGGAACTTTAATTATTGGAAAAGTATTGTATTGGTAATCTACAGTTCCTACAGTTAAAGAAGGAACGTCCACGCTAACAACTTGAAATTGTCTATTTTGATCAATATTTCTAAAATTACTTAGTTCAATTGCAAATCTATTTGCTCTGACACCGCCACCATAAGATGGATTTGTTAATAATTCTAGTGCTTCTTGTGGGTTTACTTTAGCGGGCATTTTTATTTACTTCTGTTCTGATTTCTGTATATAACTTTGCTGGAGATATTCCTTTAAATACTGGTAAAAATGCTAAATAGGACCATTCTTCGGGCGTTGTTAGTTTTGGTTTACCAACAATGTTTTTAATATTGTAACGATTAATAGCAGTTCCAGTATATTTAGCAAAGATTTTTTTATTTAATAAAGAGAATATTTTTACTCTAGTTTTTTGTAGATTGGTTTCTTTTTGATTAAAAAGCAAAGAATTCATTAATAATACTAATTTAATACGATCATTGGGTGGAACATAATGTAAGTTTAATCCAATGATGTGTGATCCTGTTATTTCTAAAACTATAACCAAAGGATATCTGTCATAAAACTTAGTCTTACTTGATGGTTTGTATTTAAAAACAAGTACTTGACCCCTTAATCTCTTAATAAGATTTCTGTGTTTTTCTTTAAGAAGAGGTTCGTAATTTGTTGGATTTGCTGATTTTGATTTAGTTATGTCTCTCATAGACTTTCTAAACCACTGTACAGCAGTTAACTCATTATTCGTTAATTTCTGATTCGTCTGGTTCTTTTCCACCAAATAACTCTTTTTCTGTTATTATTTTAAATTTCCAGTTTCTTTTAGATGCATATTGTTCGGCAAATGCCCATTTTGATTTATTTATTTCCCATTCTACTATTTCTTGTAAATAACCTTTTGTTATTTTTTTCTTTTTAATTGGTTCTTTGCACTTCCTGTGTGGTTTTATCTCAACCATGTATGTTTGTACAGAACCGTTTTTTTCTTTAACTTCTATTATAAAATCTACAAAATATCGATGATATTTTTTATCAACGGGAGAAATATAAGGAATTGATAGTTCTTCGGATGACCATCTTATGATGTTATCCGTATTATCACAAAAAACCATAAACTTTCGTTCCCAGAGAGAACGATATACTATATTAGTAGAATCTCCGTTATACTTTGACGGATTCTTTGGCCTATATTTACCTTTATATGACATACATAGTATGTAGAAAAGGATAATTATATGGGAAAAATAGTAAACTTATTACCACCCAGACCTAATGCTTCTGAAGTTATTTTATATTCTTACCTCAAAGTATTAGGTCCGACAGACTATCAATTACAAAGCGCCATAGGGCAAGGTGGTTATATTTTACCATTACCAAAAGAACTGAACGATACTTTTCCACAAGAATGGCAACAAAAAGAACTTGGTGCAGATTTTATATCCGGATTAATTGGGGGCGGTTCAACGGGTTCTGGAGTTGGTTCAACTGGAAGTCTTGCAAGCAATGCTGTTGTTGCTGGTGCTAGTAGTTTAGAGCAAGTAGGTGTTTTGGGCGGAGCAATTGCACAATTTCAAAGATCTCAGGGACTAACACAAAACAAAATCAATACTTTGATGTTTCAATCTCCTGGTTTAAGAACATTTCAATTTAGTTGGGATTTAATACCAACAAATGCAGGAGATGGTGGAGCACAACAAAATATGATTAAAGATTTAAGAAAAGCAATGCATCCGGAATTAAAATCTAATATTGCATTTGTTAATCCTAATTTATTTGCATTAACAATAATTGCTGCCGGAAAAACTTTAATAAAAACTGCACCATGTGCTATGACTAATTTAACTGTTAATTATTTGGGTTCAAACATCCCTGCATTTCATAAAGATGGTGTGCCCGTTCATACTGTTTTAACAATAGAGTTGCAAGAACTCTCACCAAATGTAAAGCAATCAATAGATGCACTATACAGATAATTGGAGTAAATGTAATGTACTTTAATAAATTAGGAACAACTATTTACAATAATATTACTATACCAGATATTTTAAAAAGAATAGTTGTACATGAAGATTTGTCTGCAAGTGAATTGGTGAATCAATACACCATAGTAGAAAATGAAACACCGGAAAGTGTTTCGTTTAACTATTACGGAAAAGTAGATTATTACTGGACTATAATGCTAATTAATAATATCAAAAGTAGATTTTTTGATTGGCCATTAAATTCTTTGGATTTGGGAAAACATATTACTGTAAAATATGGCAATAAAACTGCTATTTATTTTACAGAAGATCAATTTCAATCTAAACAACCAATGTGCAAATCAAAATATATCATAATAGAACAAAAAAAATACAACGTGCATGAATGTGATAGAAATCTTAATAAAATTGTTGTTGATAAAATAAATGCAGCAGATATAAATGCAAATTATCCTATTGCGGTTTCATTGATTGTTGATGATGAAACTAATGGGGTTTCTATGAATACTCAAAAAATAGATTATGAAAATGAATTGGCGGTGCACCATTTTGAAGGAAATGAAAGTTCTCCAAGGCAATTTATACAAGAATACATAACAGGAAATATAAAAACAAATGCTATTTTAAATTATGATTATGAAGTTCAATTAAACGAAAATAAACGTCAAATAGTACTGATAAAACCAGATTATATTTCCTTGTTTGTTAATGAATTTACAAAAATAGCAAACGAATAATATGATACCAACAGTAATTCAAACAAATAGACCAACAATAAAAATTAAAGGAGTAGATGTTACTCCTTTAATAAGATCTATTTCATTAACTGAAAGTTTATTTGAACCCGTTTTGAAAGGATCGTTTACTTCTTATGATACGGCGGATTCTAGAATTTATCAAGCAACGGGTGCTTTAGGTGAATTAAATCCTATAGAATTTTCCTTTTATAGTATGTTTAATGATTCTCCAGAACAAACCATAAAACCTCAAAACTTATTGGTGTACAAAATAGAACCGGGTTATACGGAGGGTATATCAAATTCATATAATACTGGATATTTTGCTTCTAAAGAGTTGTTTGTAAATCAATCGAGAATGATATCAAAATATTATAAAGGAACAATTTCTGATATAGTTCAAAAGTTGTGCAAAGAAATAAGCATCAAGTGTGAAACCAGTTCAACTAAAGGTCAAATTAAAAAAGTGCTACCTTATGATTCTGTCTTTGGACACATTATAACTCTTTCAAAACAAGCAAGATCCGCCAATAATCCCAAAAATGTTGATTTTGTATTTTATCAATCAATAGATAATAAGTTTCATTTTAAACCTATATCTGATTTTAAAAATAAAGGGAAAAAATGGGAATATAAGGTAGTGCAACCTTCTCCTTTGTTGAGTGTAAATGATGCAAAATATTCTGTTTTAAAACATTCTGCGGATCATTTTAGTCCAATAGAAAATGCATTAAATGGAATGTATTCTTCTGAAATTATTTCCTTCGATACTACAACTGGTGATTATTTGTCAAAAACACATGTATATTCTGATAAAAAATATACAAAAATATCTAATAAAAAAATAGTAAACTCAGAAGGAACATTTCAACAAATTGCACAAAGTGGAGTTGCTGTTAGAAGGTTTAACAAACAAAGATTTTTGTTTGATTGTTCAGAAGAACCTGCTGGTTATGATGAAGTTGGACACCAAGATGATTGGGTCGGTGATAGAATGGCAGTAATGCAAACCGTAAATCAAGTTGTTTTAAATTTTGTTGCACCCGGCAATAGTAATATGAAAGTAGGAGATATCATTATTTTCCGAAGACCAAATAATGAAATTATTTCACAAACAGAAGGCAGCAATTTTAAAGAAAAAGATGTGTTTTATAGTGGAAAATATATGATAACAGATATTACACATGATTTAGTTTTTAAAGATGGTGTTACTAAAGATTCTGCTACCGCATCTTACACCATTAGAGTTCGCGCTATAAAAGATTCTAAAGGAGATGAATATGCCTAATACTCATTTAGGTGATCCTACATTTAGGTGGTGGTGGGGTTGTGTGGAAGATAGATTAGATCCTTTGCAAAAAGGTAGAGTTCGTGTTAGAATTCATGGTTATCATAGTCCTTTTCAAAAAGATATACCAACAGAAAATTTACCTTGGGCAGAAGTAGTACAACCTGTTACTATGGCCGCATCTCCTCAAGCTGCACCAGTAGGATTATTTGAAGGTGCGTGGGTTTTTGGATTTTTTAAAGATGGGAATGAATGCCAACAACCAGTAGTATTGGGTTGGCTTCCAACTTTACCAGAACAAGAAAAAAATAAGGATACTGCCGGTAATGATACTTTGCAACAAAAAGGAGACGCCGGAGAAACGTTTCAAAAAAATTATGGCGATGGGTTTAGAGATCCAAGAAAAGAATCAGATCTTAAAAAATTTCCATCAAAAGAAGTAGAAAGAGAATATCCTTTTGGTAAAGGATTAAAAACAGAAAAACGTGGAGTTCAATTAAAAGAAAAAACACCCAAAAAACAAACAGATAGACAGGGAAGAACAATAACAATAAATGATGAAAAAGTTCCAACAACAATAATTGAACTTAAAAAAACTGCAAGACCTGAAGGGTTATATGATGCTTCATATGTTGCAGACATAAAAGTTACAAAAGAAGAATATGAATGTGGCGTTATAAACATATCAAAAGCAAATAAAGGAACATTGAGCGGACTGGGTTCTGGAAAAAACGAATTTAAAAGCAGTATGTTTTCTTCAGAATTTAAAAATTGGAAACTTAAAAAAGAAGAACCGCTTGATGCAGCTGATAGAAAGATTTTAGGTGATTAATAGTGTCTAATTGCGATAATCCAAACATAATACAACCAGGCTCAGAACCGCCAGTTTCTAGAAAAAACAACAAAGGACTGGGTGGTAAAAAACCACTACCTTCCGGTGAAAATGATCAACAAAGCGGTGGTTCGGTTGTTACACCCAAAAAACCTAAAACGTTTTCAAACCCAATAACTCCCGGTTCTTCAGGAGACGTAACGGCATCTTCTGGTACAGGTGGAACTGGAGGAGGATCTGGTGCCGGTGGTGGAACTGGAGGAGGATCTGGTGAAGTATCAATAAATCGTGCTCAAGCATTTTCCGGTAAGGGATTTTCTGGGCGTGCAGAAAATCAATGGATACAACCAGAAACAGAGTATGGTCGTATAAAAGGAAAAGAAATAAAAGGAGAAGATGGTTGTAAAGGACAAGAAAAGAAAAGTAAAGAATTTAAACCAAGATCTTTATATCCTTTTAATAAAGTAAATCAAACCGAATCTGGACATGTGTTTGAAATTGATGATACTCCGGGCAGTGAAAGAATAACATTTTTTCACCGTTCTGGTTCTAATTTTGAATATCATCCAAATGGTGATGTTTTAAAACAAGACGTAAGAGATAGTTATTTTCATGTTTTTAGAGATCAGTATGTTCATTTGGGGGGTTATTCTTCTGTAACCGTAGATAAAGGTTTAAAAATACTAATAAATTCGGATGAAGATGAAAATACAAAAGAAGAAAATGTCAATTTTGATATTCATATAGAGGGTAATGCCAATGTTAACATTTATGTTAAAAAAGGACATATGAATGTTTCTTTGGTTGAAGGTGATATGAATATGAGATTAGAAAAAGGAGATATAAATCTTCGTCAAGATGAAGGTCATTTCAACCATACAGTTGCTGGAGATTACAATTTAGAAGTTGGTGGTCATATGCATGTTGTTGTTGGTGGGGATGTAGTAAATGAAATTGGTGGTAATAGAGATGAACGGATTGATGGTAATTTTGATCAAAAATATTTAACAAAACAAACAAGTTATCTTGGTGAATATTTAAAAGGTGAAAAAAGAACTTATGTTGGGAAAAATATGATAACCGAGGTATCCGAAAAAGTAAGTGAAACCGGAAAAGAAAAAGAAGAAAAATACGACGATAAAAGACAACAAATTAGAAATTACGCTATTAAATCGGAAGAGTCTTTATTGTTAGAAACAAATGTGTTTGTAACAAACACTAAACAAACTAAACTGCGATCTACTTCTAATTTTGACATTTTTGCCTGCTTGGAGGGTGGTAGTAAATTTAACATTTATTCGGAAACCCCCATAGAAATACAAACTCAAAAGGTTATTAAAATTTGTTCTGTTACAGATGTTGTTGAATTACTGTCACCAAAAAGCGTCGATGTTAAATCTGAGAAAATTAAGTATAAGGATAAAGAAAACGGTGAGGCATTTAAAAAGTTGTTAAAACCTGATATTTCGTTGAGCAAACTAAACTTACCGGATGTAGATAAAACTAAAAATCATATGGAAAATAACAAAAAAGAATGGATACCGACTAATTCTAAAAAATAAATAATAATGCATTTTCAAAAAGGGTATGTTTATGTTTAATTTGTTAAAATCTATACCGGCCGATGCTTGGTTTGCAATTGGCACATCAGTCATTTCTTTTTTAATGGGGATTATTTTTACAATTATTCGTTGGACTAAAAAGAAAACTTCAAATCATTCTCTTTTTTGTAAAAAAACTGGTAAAGATTTTACAAATATACACAGTCAAATTAATGAAATATTGACAGAAATACGAGTAGAATTGGATTGCGCGCGTGTTTTTATTTCACAATTCCATAATGGTGGA